TATATTATTTACCTTTACCGAATGAAGTCGTAGCTTTTGACTCTGCGAAGAGAGGCATACGAGGATCACTCTGTTTCATAAAGCTGTTGTCAACTGCATCGGCTTGTTGCTGTGATTGTTTAGCATAATAAGCCTTACGTTGTGCAACGAACTCTTCTGGGATCTTGCAAAGTAATAAGCCACCAATTTCAACACCGTCTTTGAAACGGGAATTTTGGTCGACCATTAGCTTCATTTCAGGGTGGTCCGCTAATTTAACGGGTTCCCATCCTTCACGCATTTTGGAGGATACATTTAGATTATCAGCCTCGTTCATAACACTAGTACGAATCCAACGATAAGCCCAACCAGGTACCTTTTTAAATTCAGGTAATAATGATGCAGGTTTCCAGCTATCAGGTCTTTGAAAATCATCTCTTGTATCTTGTTCACGGTCTAATCTATTATCCATTTGCGTTCTCCAATTTTAAAGTTTCTCTTGCATATTGCTCCGGTGTTAGACCAAATTTCTTGGCTAACGCTACTTGTGTCTTCGTTAGACGCACTTTTTTAGGCGCGGTGCTACGCGTTGCCGGGGCAACTACAGTCGAAGGTTTTGTGCGCTCGGCGGGTTTTTCCTCGTCTAGCGTTGCATCCCCAAAGTGTTCTGGGAATCGTTTCTGCATCGTAGTATCAATACGACGGTAATACTCATCAGAAGAAGGACTGATCCCACTTCTAACTAATTTTTCATGTAAGCCTAATGCAAGGCTTGTCATTTCTTCATCTTTGCCAAACCATTCGTTTTTATCTTGCCAAGCAAGAGCCTTATCGTCAGGTTTTTGAATTTGAGTTTGATTTTGTTGTATATATACAGGATTTTCAGGCTCTTGTAAAGCACTTTTAAATCTAGGCTCGTATTGTTTAGCTTGAGACAGTCTAAACTGAGCATCATTCATCTTTTGTTGTGCATCAATTATACTCTCTGTTTCACCTGTATCATAGGCTTTACGATAAGACTCTTTAGCTAAAGCAAGTTCACTCTCAAGAGCGTTTTTAAGTGTTTCAATATAAGTTGATTCACCTGACTCTAAAGTAGTTTTAAGTTTCTTATTTTCATCCGCAATTTGTTGTGCATATCTAATAGCTTCTTGACGTTCTCTATCAGCAGCTTCTTTAGCACGTCTTTCGTCATGCCAACCTTTTTTAAGTTGCGCCATACGTTGTTTAACTTTACTTGAATACTCTTCTAAATTATCATTTTCTAATTCTTCTACGATTTCTTTAGGTAAAGGTTCTTTATTTTTATCTGCAGGGGGCGTATCATCTTCAATTTCAAGATCAATATCGTCTGCTTTTGTTTCTACTTTAACTTCATTTTTTTCTTTTTGAATGAAAACTTCTTTTTCGTCAGGTAACTTATTACTAGTACTACCTGATATTTCATCGTCGTCTGGATATTCAAATACAATATCACCATCTTTTACTTCAGCCATATATTTCTCCTATGCGCGTGTATATCCGCGTGGGTCTTGAACTACACCCTCAACGGTATCGTCGTTAATAATGCGGAATTCTCTTCCGTGGATTTTAAATCTTGTACCTGCGTATGCACGTGTCAAAACAAAATCACCCTCTTTACACCATGGACCTGTAGGAAATCTAGTCTCATCTTTATAAGCTAAATCACCTACTTTTACTACAAACAAAACTACAGTTGAATGTTCTTCTATAGTTCTAGTTGAATCTGCTTTTACAATACCACCTTGATATGTTTCTGCAGCGTCAGGAATTGCACAAAGTATCTTGTATCCTTTAGGCTCAGGTAACTGTAAACCACGTTCTTCAATTGGTATCTCTTCTGCATCTACATCTTCAAGCTTTGGAATAATAATTGGGCGACCATTTGCATCTACCAAATCCTTATTCATTGTAACTATTTGCCCGCTATCACTCATCTTCAAATGTCTCCATTCTTTGTGCAAGGTCTTTTATAATGCTTTCTGCGACGGATAGACCTCGTATATATCCTGTCATATTAGTGTACGAAGCAAAATCTTTTGCTGCTCCGTCTCCTAAATTTATTAAAACTGTTTTGCGCTGATCCTCTATTCGAGACAATAATAGCTCTAGCGTTTGATCCATGGTTTACTCCTCTTTGGGTTTTTGTTGATTCATTTGTTGCATCATTTGTTTTTCTCTAATTGAACGTTCTTGTTGTTGACTCACTGCATTAATACCTATCTTAGTACCTTCCATAAGTTGTTTAGCTTCTAGTTCTTTATTAGACATTACAGCATCAGCACCTAGTTGAGCACCAGCGATACGTTCTTGAGATTCAATACGCATCTTATCAAGTTCAAGTCTAGTTTGTTCAGCTTGAATATCTGCTTGAGTTTTTTGTGCTTTAATCTGTAACTCTTGCACTTTAATCTGTAGCTCTTGTTGTTGCATTTGAATGATTGGATCTTGTTGCTGTTGTTCAGCTTGTTGTTGTTGAGCTTCTGCTTGATCTTTAGCTAATAGTTTTTGTGCTGCTTCTGCCATTACTTTAGATAATTCATATTCAACATCTTCTGGTAATGTTTCATCAGGTTTAGGTAATGGAACACCTAATTGTTCTTCAAGTTGTTTTCTATATTCAAATGCCACGTGCTCATTAATATGTGCCATAGCTGCAGCTTGAATTGCGCCTGCTTGTGGATTTTGTCCTACCATTTCCATAATTTTAGGATCTTGCATAGCAGACATATGTACTTGAATATGAGCTTTATGATCTTGATAAATAAACGCTTTAACCGGTTTACCATTAATAATGTTCATGTTTTCTGATACAGGATCTTTTGGTTTTTGGTCATCAGCTGATGGTATAAGTTTTCCAATATTTTTAATCCCAAGTACTTCTAACATTTGTTTATTAAGTTCTACTTGGTCATAAATTTGTGGACTTTGAGCTGCCATTTGCATTACAGCTTGATATTGAACCACTTTCTGTGACATAGTTGCAGCATTAGGATCGCTTACAGGAATCACATCTACATTATCGTAGTCAGATTGTTTAGCGCGTCTATTACCTACTTCAGGCTCATATGAATACTCTGTTGGAGTGTAATCACGAATAATAACTTTAAGTAGTTTAAACTCTTGTTTCATTGCATAGTAAATACGAGCTTGTACAGCTGACATTACTTTCAGAGTTCTTTCAAGAATAGCTAATGTAGTACCTACTGGAGAGTTAGCAGACATATCAGATACTTTCATATCAGCAGCTGATGCAAAACGTCTACCTTCTTCGATGATTTGATTCATCAATTGGTTTAAAACTTGGCTTGGCTCTTTATAAGGAAGAGGTAAGATGTTGTCACGCACTGCACCTGATGGTACATCTACATCACGCCATTCACCAGGAGCAATCGGAGTGTCATCTCCTTTAATGCGTAGCCCACGAGACTTGAGACCGCCGGGAAGATTTGATAATGTACCTGCATCAACTAACTGACGAAGAATCATCGTACCTGATTTAGCAAATGCACCGATTAGATGAATTAAACCAAAACAGTAGAAACCAAATCCTGGGATATATCCGTAGTGCACAAAGTGTTGGCGTTTAGATTTTAATTTATCATCTGGATTCCAATTACGACGAATAGCTAATATAGTACCCGTACCTTTTTCAATTGTTATTACATAGGGTAGTGCAATACCATCTTCACTATCACCATTTTCTAAATCTATATTGACGTGCATCTCTAAGATTTTATATCTGTCATCTTCTGTAGGATTAAAACCTAGCTTCTCTGCTATTTTCTTTTCAGCTTCATCAATGTCTAAGAATGGTTCCCCTAAATCTACATCACGATAAAAACCTGCAACTTGTAATCTATGTAATTCATTTTTTGTTTTACGCATGACATGTGTGACACGCTCTGCTGTTTCTAAATTAGATGCACCGTATGGAACTACGATATCTTCAGCAGGGACATACATCGATACTTGACGTTCAATGTTAGGATCATAATAAACTTTTTTAAATGAGTTACCAGATAAACCTAAACCCCATAACATGCGTTCATGCTCAGGTCTATACTCAGGCATCATGTCCGTGAGTTGATAATTCATATCGTCTTTTACACGCTCGGCAGCATCTTCTTTTTCTTTTGTTTGCTTACCGATAATTACTGTTTTAACTGGGCCTGCCGCTGGAAATGTCTCCATCATAGTTTCAGCTTGGAATTTAACCAGCGCTTCTGTCATTAAGGGGTGGTACACATTGCATGCCCCAGGCCACGGTTCTGTTCTGTCTTCTACTTTTAAGCCTAATAGCTCTAAACCATCTACATAAGTAGTTAACCAATCTTTTCTAGAATTAATATCAGCATCATATTCACCAATTAAATCACCTGACAATTCAGTCAACTGACCTTCATCCATATCTTCTGCTAAGTTAGCATTAAATTCATCTTCTTTTTCTTTACCTGGAACAATTGTAATTTCCATACTACCGTCATCAAGCGTTACACTCTCAGGGTTTTCAATTTCAATACTTAAATCAGGTTGACCCATTGCTAATTCTTCTAGGCCTTGAGGTGCTTGTGCTAAACTTTTATCTATATTGTCTGCCATAATTAATCCTTATATTGCATATAATCTGTTTCGAGAACTTCTAAACCCTGGTATATCTTCAGGTTCATCGCTTGGTAATCTAATAAATCCACCTTGTCTAAATCTCATTAATGCAAGTGTTGTACTATCTACAAGGTCATCATTAGCACCACTTGGAAAATCGTTACATTCTTCTATTACTTCTTTAGCCCATCGTCTATCAGGCGCCCATACAATCCCACTTCTGAACAAATCTGAAACTGCATTAACTCTTGAAATCTTGTCTTGCCCTTTACCAGGAGTAAACTCACCAATAGGTAAGCCCATACGACGCATTTCTTGATATAGTGCAGCACCATTAGATTTCTTTTCAACGATAAATGCATCAGGTTCCCATTCTTTATACTCACGTAATACTAATTCTTTTAATTCAGGAAACTCTAGTCGTTCTTTAATTGAATTTAACAGTATTATATTATAGTTATTCGTTTCTTCGTTAAAAAAGACGCCCCAAGTGGTGAGCGCGTTGTAGTCCGCTCTATTATTGGCCTCCTGGGCAGCATCTAAACTCATAATTGTAAATTCACAGCTTGGCGGATCTTCTTCTTCCCATATATTCCACCATTCTCTTTTTATTAACGCACCTTCTTCTGATACTGGATTTTGTAAGTACTGTGAATTCCAATAACGTACATCTAATGCAGCTTTCTTACTTAATAACTCTTCTAAACTCCAGAACTCAGGCCATAATGGTTTCTCAATTCCTTCTTTATCTTCAATAATTGCTGGAAACTCTACTACTTCCCACTGATCTACTTCGTCATTCTTAACCATCTGGTTCACAATCTGTCCCGTCAGATCAAGTTTAGACCAACGTGTCATCACTACAATAATCGCACCGCCCGGCATAAGACGTTGTAATGGACCAGACTGAAACCACTCCCAAGCAGGCAGAAAAACATCCGCGCGTCCCAACTTGGCGTCTTGTTCGGAGTGTGGATCATCAATGATAAACAAATCAGCCCCGCGACCAGCGAGGGCACCACCAACACCAATTGCAAAATATTCCCCATTAAAGTTTGTCCCCCATCGTGATGCAGACTTAGAGTCAGCTTGTAATTCTACCGTCGGAAATATATCCTTATACGCATCTGAGCCCACCAGATTACGGACACGACGACCAAAACCAACCGCCAAATCAGCTGTGTGAGACGCCATAATAACCTTTTTGTGAGGAAATTTACCGAGGAACCATGCAGGCGCAAGATATGAAATAAGCTCTGACTTACCATGTCTCGGTGCAATATTAACAATAACTCGTTTTTTCTTTCCCGCAGCAATATCTTCAAATATCTTAGCCAACCTCGCATGATGCGCTCCTACCATATATCCTGGGTACACATGTTGTATGAATTCTAAAAAACTTGTACTGCCTACATCTTGTACTATCTTACCATCTGTCAGTTCTAACAGTGCATCAACCTCTTTCGCTTCTGCTTCTGCTAGATGTTGTTTGTGTGCTCCTAAGAACCTAATGAGGGATAGTACACGTTTCTCTTGTTCCTTTTTAGCATCACTCATCTTTTACAACTTCTGCATCGATCACTTCAGAGTCTTTAACGTCCAGTCGTTTTTGTAGTTTAGTTACAAGTGTTTGTAGTCTACTCTCTATATCATCCATCGACATACTTTTATGAACCACTTCAGTATGTTTTTTAAACGCATCTACGCCATCTACCTCACCTATTGCACGTAACGCTGTGATTCTTTCTTTAGCTTTGTCTGACATCGTCGCTTCTTTAATCAGTCCGTTAATTACAAACGTCTTTAAATCCTTTAAGTCATCTACAACTTGTGCATCTAACTCAGCTACCATACCTGCAAGTGCTGCAAGTGTATTGTTTTTATACTTTCTTATATTTAGTTTCTTCTCAGGCTCTTTAATGATAGTCTTTATCACCGTTTTGGCCTCATCTATGTCCTCTTGCGTAGCTTGAATACGCTGTCCGGTTAAATCTGAGATAAGTTTTATGGTGTTTCCTACCATTTCTATCTCTTGTTCATTAGTTAAAGGCGGTAATGCATCTCGTGCATGGGGTGGAATAGGTTGATTTTGTTCAATAGGGGGTACAAGAACGACATCTACGTCGCTAAAGTCTTGATTTTCTTGAATATTTTCTGTTTGCATGGGTTGCTGTGTCACCTATGAGTTTATTTTTGCAGCTAATTTGACTATTTTATACTAGTTTGTCATTTAGTCGCAACTTTTTTAAGTATAATATGTTTTTAAGGGGTGTTTTATGGCAAAAACCACGTTAACTAAGAAGAACTTAGAGATACTCTATAACATGGCGTGTCAGATGGCGCCTTTTAATACCCTTCCTATGCCTAAGTCTTCTAAAGTTAAGTTCCGTGTTATTAAAAATCCTACTATATATGGTTGCTTTGACGAAGTAGACATGGCTATTGAAATAAGTTCTGGTTCTTGTGGGCACTTCATCACTATATTCCAAACTCTTCTTCATGAAATGGTACACCTAGCTCTCTACGTTCGAGGCGATGATGACTTCGATCAACACGGGGCTAAATTCATGCGTATTAAAGATGTCTACTCCGAGTTATACAACTTCGATCCTAAAGCAATCTAAGTAAGTTTTCAGAATTTTTTATATATTATTTTTTATATGTCAAGTTATATTGTTGACGGGGTAGGTTTCTATTTTTACGGAATCGTTTGTGCAGATTAAGGGGTGTGGGGGGAAGGGGGGTCCCATTCTATTATTTGGGGGGTGGGGGGTAGGTGGGGTAGAGGGGGTAAACTTTACATACGTTCCTAGATTGGCTATAAATTAACTAACCAAGCAACTTATGTTTGGTATTAACTAGGAGAATAGTATGAGACAAGTAATTAGATTCTTAGAAGGTTTAGTAATGTTAATGGTTGGTGGTATTGCATTGTTTTATCTACACCTACCAATAGGTGCAGCATTGTGTGTAGTAGCTGCATGTATGTACTTTTATCTTTCACTAACAGAGGAGAACTAAGATGTATACAACACAATTAGATATGTTTGAAGAGAACTTAATGCACGAGGTTTTAAAACGAGCCAAAGATATTTGGACACAAGAATGGTTTAAGGTACTTGATGATGAAGGTACTTGTACTCTTGGAGATCATATAGCAACACCATACGGTACAATCAGAGCACCTAACCAAATGCAGGGTAACGTAGCTAAATGGAAGACGGCTCAACCAGCATTAAAGTTCTTAGCAGATAATAATATAGACGCTAAGTACTACGAAGGTAGAATGGATTAACCACCGAGGGGGCGCGTAGCCCCCTTCTTTTTTGCGCTTGGCCTTTTGATACCAGTTCTGTGTCTTCGCGGACGCTTGGTGGTCGCGCGTTCGGTATCGCTATTTATCGTTCCACGCGTGGCTCTAACTTTACATACAATTCTAGCCTTGCTATAAACTTAATACGCGCTAGGCGTTTTCCTAGTATTTTAAGAAGGTACATAGTATGTCAATTAACTTTAAAAATGTAGGTTATGAATTAGCTAAAAACGTAGATGTTAAAAACACTTTAGCTAGAAGTATTTTGAATGAGTATCATGATTTTGATGAAAACGTTAGTGATGTAGCTAAAGACGGGCTTTATGAAGGGTTTCAATTAAGGTTCGCGGAAAATAATCCCGATATTAAAAAGGGTTATGTATTTAAAGACAACGGCTATATTGCTGTTGATGATGCAACCTTCCAAAGTTTCAAAGGTGATAAGATTGCGCTGTCAGTAGGTTTGGTTATGTCATACACGTCACAAGCGTTTGGCGCAATGCGTACCAAAAATCCAAACGTACACGCTTTAATCAAGCCAATCCGCGATAAAGTAAATACATATTGCTCTAATCGCATGAAGGATTTAATCAAGGCGGTGAAGGATATTAAGAATGAAGGCAAACCAAAAAATCGTGGCGCCACTAATTCTTATGATGTCACTATTACTGAGTGGCTTGATAACCTTCCTAAAAAATGTAAAAACGCGTTGGCGCGTGGTGATGATACCGCCAATGAAAAGCGTACATTATCCGCGATAGGTGCTTTTAAAGATGCTTATTTTGGTGCAAACCGAAAAGCGAAAGTTCAACAGTAATACCTTAGGGGCCTTCGGGCCCCTTTTTTTGTGCCTAAAATTCTTTGACACCAGTTATCTATATCGCTGTCACCTATTATATTCTTAAACCAAAATCCCTAGCTACCCATTGCCTGCCACGAAGTTATTACCTATTACATAATTACGCTATACCCCTGTTGATACCAGTTCTGTGTCGTCGCCGTCGCTTAGCGTTCACGTCGTTGTTGCGTGGGCTAGAAGTTTATTTAGCGTTCCACGTTGTCGTGGAATTGGTTTGGGCTAAGATATAATTAGAAGACCTTGTTCTGTATTGTATGGGCTAAGATATAATTAAGCTATAGACCTTGTTCTAAGCCATGTTCTACAAATGTTCTAAGTTAAGTCCTTGATTACAAAGCATGTTCTATTGTTCTAAGCAAAAACACGGTAGGGGGGAGATTTTGACGAATTTAGAGACGAAGAGCTTGTTTTTCGCAGTGCAAACATATTTTTCAGAAAAAGGGGGACACACCTAAAAAAGCATAGAACACGTAGAACACGTAGAACATCAGCAAAAACATATAAATATAAATATATATAATAATATAATAAAAACAACAACTTATCTTAATAAAACCCGCACCAAAAAAACCTCAAATTTGTTCTATATGTAAACTTATCTACTTAGAACATCTTAGAACAGATAGAACAACCCTAAACAAAAATTATATGTAAAGACTATGTTTATATGTAAAGTTATAGTATAATGATAATTGTGTGGGAGATTAAATTATTAGCAGACGATGTATTTATAACCAAATTCCACGCATACATGGAAAGCTAAATTAACTTATAGGAGATACAAGATGTATTACAAAAAACCGAGAATATCAACGCAGTATGAACGTGAAGTATATATGAGTGAGTACGTAACAATACCAAAAGCAAGACTTCGTAGACTTATTATTACCGAGATTGTGGCATGGAGTATATCAGCGTTTATTTTGTTAGTAACATTAATCAGATAACCACGTGAATATGGAACACTAACTAGGAGGTTCTATGGAGTATAAAAACTTATGTATTAAATGTGGAGACCATGTATTACACGCAAGATATAGGCTAGGTTATACAACATGTCTTAAGTGTGGAGAGGCTATCGCTAAAGAAACTAAACATACCATAGCACCTATGCACAAAAGTAATTACATGGTCATCACAAACCGAGAAGACTTAAAAGGACTTAACAACAAGGGAGGGAATGTAAGATGATAGCAACCAAGACGTATGAGGTAAAGATGACGTTGAAGTACGACTTTGACACTTCACATGTAGATGAATGGCAAGATAACGGAGATGAGGAGTTGAATTACATAGACGCCAAGCTAGTGCAGAGTGAGTTGATTACATGGTTGGAAGACATAGGGTTCAGAGTTGAAGTAGAAGTTATAGACAAAGACAATTAAAGGAGATAGATATGAGAGTATCAAATAGTAAGGCAAGACAGTACGTAGAAAAGCTAGAAGAGTTTCAAGGTAGCAATACGTTTGGTAAATGGTTAGACATAGGGAATGGTAGAACAGAGACTAACTTGCTTTATGTAGTTTATAGTTATGGTTCACACTTTCCTATGTATGTATGGGATAGCACAGAAAAGAAATGGTTAGGCAACAAGGATAAGTATTCACAAAGCACAACAAGGCATCAATCATTACTCAGACCGAGCAGTGTAGGCATATGGTATGACACCAACGAAATGAAAGAGGTTATATATCATGGTGGGTTGATTGGTTCAATTATAGAGAGGGCAAGAACATGAAGACTTACAAAATTAAGTTAGAGGAAAGCGTGGTATACGAAGTAAGTATAGTGGCACATAGTAGTAAAGAGGCAGAAGTAGAAGCACTAAGGCACCCTGAGAAATGGCAAGAGCAAGCAGGGACTATTCATATAGTAGACATTAAACAAGGAGAATAACATGGACGTAAAACCGTTTACTTTGGTATTAGAAGTGTTAGTACCTGAGGGCAAGATAAAAGAAGTTGAATCATGGCACGAGAATATATCTATTGAAGATTACATTGAATCAGTAGTAAAAGACCACGTGAATGACCGAGGTATGCTATGCAAGCTAGCAGTCGTAGAGGGAGACCTATACAAAGATGTTAAAGAGTATGCACACGAGCTAGCAAATCACAAGGCAGTTGTCGCACTAGAACAAGAGATACTTGATAGCAAGATGTGTATAGGAGGTAGTTGTGAGGACTAGACCAAGACTGATTGAGAAGTTAAGTTTACTGCAAATGGAAAGGTTAGAGAACATGGATAGAGAAGATAAAAGCAGACATAACAAAATCTATTTTTATTACCATGACAACAACTGTAAGCTAGATACAAAAGTAATTAAGGCAAGGATAGCACGTGAACTAATTTGGAAAACATGGAAAGGTGGAACACAAAATGGCACGACGATATAAGTATGAGCAGATAGTCCATGACATCACAGAGTGGTTAAGAGATGAACTAAAACACGACGCAGAAGTAGTGAATGGGTTAGAAGAATTAACCGACGGCACCGAGGATATAGTGCATGGTAGGTACGAGGTGTGTCGTGAGTTATTACATTACATCAAGTCATTACAAGGGGAAACTCATGGGCAAAGTTAAAGAAAAAAAGTTAGACCAAATGTTTAGAGATTTGAGTGAGGAGTATCAAGCTAAGAGAGATTATATTAGACGATACGATAACGAAAAGATTGGCATAGAGAATTGGTATGGTATGCAGGACTATAGACAACTAAACTTTGATGCCGTAGATGCAAGGTTAAAAGAAATAGTAATGGAGAAAACATATGGGTAAAGTAAAAGAGTGGTTAATTAAACAACAGGAGAACAACATGAACGAAGATGATATAGATGCACTATGGCACCAAAAAGAATTAGAAGAACAACAACTACTGGAGATAGCAAAACAGAAAAACATGTTTGAGTGGCAAGCTATACAAGACGCTATCTATTATTCTAAACGCTTGAAATCTGTAAGGGATAAATAAAATGGGCTACCGTAGTGATGTAGGATATAAGATTAAGTTTGATAAGGACGTGCCATGGGCTAAAGATATTCCTGTCAGCGATGCACTACCAACAAGCAAAGACTTATTCAATCTGTTTGTTGCAGAGGCTAAGGCAAAGGACGAAACTAAACTATGCTTTGACGATGACGATGGTGCGTTTGAAATAGATGAGAAGAACCTATTCATTAAGTTTTATGCTGAGAGTGTGAAGTGGTACGATGATTATAGCGACGTGCAATGTCATGAGGCACTACTAGAACTAGCAGATGACTGGATAACTCAACAAGTAGAGGATAAAAGGTTAGAGGGTTCATGTATTAGGTGGGGATTTGTACGTATCGGAGAAGAGAACGATGATATAGATGAACGACATAACAATGATGGATATGAATTGGTATATCTAACTAGGGGAATAGACTTTGGCTAAAGAATATACTCAACCATTATGTTTATATGTAAAGTTATGTTATACTTATAAAATATGGGGTAAGAAACTTTTGATTGATAACTTAAATAGCGTTCCACGCTAACATGGAAAGGAAATACAAATGGAAACAAACGTGATGAAGTTTGAAATGCAACAACCGAACCACATTATATCGTTGGCATCGTCGGCAGTATTGGTGTCAGTAGATGTTAATGTATGGTCGGCAACAAAACAGGATAGGGTTATATCCGACGAGGTAACCCACGCAAAGAAAGCAGACAGTAGTGCAGGTAGATTTGTTAAGAATCTCTTAGCCGATGATTTGTTTCATAAGCGTGTAAGTAATTACAGACAGACAATCTACAACTGGTTAAAGCGTTCCACGTTTAGGTGGAATAATAGTCAAGACCTACTGCCTGTCGCTAACCTAGAGAAATTTAAAATAGAGTATACGGCACACGAGATAGAGTTTAATAGGTTGCTAGATAAATTTATAAATAACTATTCTTCTATCGTCGGCAACATGGCGTTCAAGCAAGGGGATATGTTTAATCGTGATGACTACCCAACAGAAGATGAGGTAAGAAATAAATTTGGGATAAAGTTATACGTAGCCGAGGTACCTAGTCATGACTGGAGATGTCAGATTAGTAACGACATAGCATCAGACTTAAAAGGACAGTATGAGAAGCAAGCAGAGGGCATTATAACTGGCATCTTAAATCAGCAAGTAGAACGCCTAACAGAAGTGATGGAAAGTATTTCACATTGTTGTGGTGCAGATGAAATTACGGATACATCTACGGGTGGAATCAAAATTAAACGTCGTAAGATATATGAATCAACGATAGAAAAAGCAAGAGAACTTTGCGTTACGTTTAAGAAGTTTAAACCAATAGACAATGAGTTAAGTAATAAGTTAGTAAGTGCAGTAAGTATGTTAGAGAGAACCCTAACAGGAGTAGATAGTGATGTTATTAGAGAGAGTGATGCGATACGTGAGCAAGTTAAGAGCCACGTTGATGACATTCTAAATAAGTTTAAATTCTAGGAGATATACATGAGTGCAATAAATACAGTTAATACAGTAACAATAGATGAGCTAAGAATATTAATACCGACGATAGGTAAGGAACTAACACCTGTCATTCAATCTGAGCCAGGTTGTGGCAAGACCTCATTGCTTAAGATGTTGGAAGAGGATATGGGAGATGAGTATGATTACATCTATGTAGATTGTCCTGTGAAAGATATGTCAGACATAGCTATGACTATTCCTAACCATGACAGTAAAACACTAGATACATACGTGGGTAGTTTGTTTAAAATGGATAGCCCTAAGCCTAAGGTCATCTTGCTAGATGAGTTTATGAAAAGCCCTAAGCTGTTGCAAGTTATATTCACTCGGTTAATGTTGGAGAGAACTGTAGGGGACAATCCACTACCACGCGGAAGCATAGTTTTTGCAACATCTAATAATGCAAGCGACGGAGTAGGGGACAGTATGTTAGCTCATGCAGGCAATCGTGTATGTATATTGAAGATGCAAAAGCCTGATGTTGATGCATGGTTGAAGTGGGCTAATAACAATGCAGTCCAACCTTTAATTAGAGCATGGGTTCATATGTTTCCACGTTCATTGGCAAGCTATGTTGATGGTGGTCAAGAAGATAATCCATACATATTCCACCCTAGCAGACCGAACCTATCTTTTGTATCCCCTCGTTCACTAGCTAAAGCGTCAGTCATTGTGAAGAACCGAGATGCACTAGGAGATAACGCAGTTATGTGTGCGTTGGCAGGGACTATCGGTGCTAGTGCATCGGCAGACATGAGTGCGTTCTTGAAACTAGAAAAGGAACTACCAAGGTTTGAGGACATACTAGATAAACCATCGGATATTAGAATTCCTACGGAAGTATCAGCAGTGCTTATGCTTATGTTCCAAGCGACAGACAATCTTAAAACACAAGATGACTTATCTAAGTTTATGAAGTTTGTAAATCGTATTGAAAGCTCAGAGCTACAAGCAGTATTCTTTACGATGATGGTACGTCATAAGGACGGAGTGAAACTAGCTAGAAACAATATGGAAATTGCTAAGTGGGCTACCGAGAATCACGAATTATTTTAATAGGAGATAGACATGGCATCGCAAGAGACAAGACTTAAGAAAGCTCATATCTCGTTGATGAAACACCCTGAGACTGCACTATATTCAGGCGTGATGTTAATGGGTAAGAGTAGCGTTGAGGACGAAAAGTTTACTGCATATACCGATGGCGTCAATAAAAGATACAGTCGTGAATTTATATCTAAACTATCAGACGCAGAGCTACGTGGGCTTGTATTACATGAGAACTTACACGTTGCACTAAAGCATATACAAAGGTTCAAGAAAGAATTTAAAGCCGAACCCATGCTTATCAATGCGTCAGCAGATTATGTTGTAAATGATATTATTCTTAATCTAAATGATAGGTCGTTTCTAACATTACCTGAGGACAGGCTATACGACGCAAAGTATCGTAATTGGTCGGTGCGTGAGGTGTACGAGGACTTAAAGAAACAACGACAAGATAACAATACACCCCAAGGTGGAAACGAATATAAAACACTTGACGACCACGACTTTGAATCTAGTCAGAATATGACAGAGGCAGAAGCTAAGGAACTATCCAGTAAGATTGATAAAGCCTTGCGTGAGGGTGGCATACTTGCAGGACGTATGGGTGCTAAGATACCTCGCACTATCCAAGAATTACTTGAACCTAAAGTAGATTGGCGTGAGGTACTACGTGAATTTGTTACGTCGGCTACACGAGGTTCAGATGAATATACGTGGCGTAGGTTTAACAAAAGACTGATGGCTAATGATATTTATATGCCAAGCATGGAGAACGAAAGCGTCGGAGAGTTGGTGGTTGCGATAGATACATCAGGCTCTATTGGTGGACAGGAACTAACTGAGTTTGCATCAGAACTGGCATCTATATGTTCTGTATGTACCCCAAGCAAAGTTAGAGTTTTGTGGTGGGATACCGAAGTGCATGGGGAACAAGTGTTTAGCCCTGAGGATTACAACAACCTCAAAGATATTCTTAAACCACAAGGTGGTGGTGGGACTATGGTTTCATGTGTGAGTGATTACATCAATGCTAAGAAAATTAATTCAGAGGCAGTTATTGTATTCACAGACGGATACTTGGAATCAGATATTAAATGGAACATATCAGTACCGACCTTATGGTTAGTAACACAAGCAAAAGACTTTACACCCCCAAGTGGAAAGGTAGTTAAGAAAGATGACTAAGATGAGAACTAAAGACAGGATATTCTTTGGTCAATCCATGGGTGTAGTAAATGCTCATATTGGAGAACAAATTAAAGTGCATACAACACAAACATTAGAATTAGCAAAAGAAAGAAATGCAATCATGCAACAGATAAACAACATAGCATGGAAAATGAAAGTTAGAAGTAAAGAATCGCATCGTATCAACTGGCACTATGCTAGACGATTTAAGAAAACAATACCACAGTTAGAGAAACTATTAACTGATATAAGATTAGAGTATGTAATTCAACAAGCAGGGGGAATAGATGAGTAAAGAGAAACAAAAAGAAATTATAGTAAGTAGTGTAAGAGTGAAAGGGTATGTCAAACATACCAACGGTAAAAAAACAATATTTGATTTTAATAAACACGACTTTGAACCGAAGTCATTAGAGAAACTTTTTGAAGAACTAGGGAGGAAATACGAATGAACTACAAAGACTTAATGGAAATAACAAAATCGGTGCCTGCATGGAGAGGTACTAATGAATATCCATATGCTAAACGTACTATGCGAGATAGATTTTTTATCCCAGTAAAACAAGATAACGGAGAGACATGGTTTCATATCCACGACAGTGTTGAACTAGGTATCATGCGACCTGATAATACTTTTGAATTTACTAATAATGTATGGATATCTAATCTTAATTCACTTAATTGGTATTTCTTAGGTAGAGGAAAATGGATTACGCAAAGTAAGGCGCATGGTGGTGTGATACTAAAATGGGTAGGTTCTAAAAACATAACACCTGTATTTAAAAGCTTACGAATCAACCTTGAAACAGGAGAGCTACATGAGAGTAGTAAATATGTGGTACACTGTAAAACACCTGATAGAAAACAAATGAATGAAAAAATGAAACCCTATGAGGAAAAACTTACTTTAGCGAAGACATTCTTAAAAGCAATGCCGATTGATGTTTTCCTTTCAGACTATATGAACTTCGTAGATGAAAGGTATACTAGCCAACGAGACTATTCTATTACGGAATATGAGTTTAAAGGATTATTACAACAAGACCCTGTAGGCGCTATCTATTCTTATATGCACGCAATTAATATTGGCAACGTGAAGAATTGGCACCAACGACAAAAAGAACTTAAGAAAGGTACTGGAACTCAATATTGGTATGGGGATGACCCTAGCGAAAAGACACCCATATATTTTTATAATAAGGTACGAGAAAACTTTAGAGATAAAATACTTACTCAAGAAGATGCGTTTGTATATAAAACATATCCGTGGGAAAATAAGAGATTTCCTACAAGCGATTGGAACACTATCGTGGAAGTTAATGGAAAACCGATGGATAGAATTTAAGGAGACCTATGGCATACTCAGAGTATGAACCAATGCAACATCACAAACTGAAAGACCACTGGCGAGTAGCTATGTGGATAGAAGATGGTAACTACAAAGTATGTGTGGCTAAAGATTATTTTAGAACATTTACAGAAAGTACATTACCTATCTTCATTAAAATGAAACTACCCTTTGCGAAAGCAAACTACCAAGATACACCACCACTTATCTATCAATCTATAGTACCACCAGACTTTTATATCTGTCCCGATGAACACAAAGAACTAGAAAATATTGCGTGGCAAGTAGAACCTAATGCTTTTATATTGGTGATACATCAGATAGATTTAGATTCACTACGAGGTGGAACGACAAACAAAGGAGACAAGATTGACACCAGAAGCAAAAGTAAAAAAGAAAGTAAAACAAATTCTAGACGACCTAAAGTGCTATCATTTTTCCCCTCAAACTGGAGGATATGGGAGAAGTGGTGTCCCTGACATCATCGCTTGCTACAAAGGTAGGTTCATCGCTATAGAATGTAAAGCAGGAAAGGGTACAATCACTGCGTTGCAAAAATACAACATAGACCAGATAAAAGCAAATCAAGGCTTGGCAATCGTGATAAACGAAGGTAACATAGAGGAACTATTAACTCTTGTAAAGGAGGAAGTATGACTAGAATGAAGAAAATTCTAATAAGTTATAAAAAAGGTGTCAAACCGAAAGACAACGTAAATCACCCATCACACTACACTCAAGGAAAGATAGAGTGCATTGATGCTATCGCTGAAGCAACAAAACATTTATTAGGAATCGCAGCAGTATGCGTGGCTAATATAATTAAATATGTATGGCGATATCCATTCAAAAACGGACTAGAGGACTTGTATAAAGCCCAATGGTATCTTAACGAACTAATCAAACACGAAGAAGAAAAAGCAAAAAACCAAAAGAAAGACTAGGTAACTGGTTTCTTATTTAAGGAGGTTGCTATGATAGACCAAGCATTGGCGTGTCTCGCCACAACTATATTCATGGAAGCAAGGGGAGAGGGTATCGCAGGACAGATTGCCGTAGGCTACGTGTTATATCGACGTGCCGATTTCAAACCTGAGAACGTATGTATAGAAATGAAAAAGCCCTATCAGTTTTCATGGTATGGTAAACTAAAACCACCGTCGCCACAGGCGTTAAAGAATACATCATATTACAGAATTGCATACGAGATATTACATCTAAAAGCAAGAGATTATTCTAAAGGTGCAACAAACTTTCACAGTATCGCACTTAACAATCAGTGGGGAATGAAACCACGTGTTATAATAAACAACCATGTATTTTACTAAGGACATCATATGAAAGACCCATACGCATGGGCAATCGAAGAATTCAATAGTCACGGAGACCTCGTGTGGTCAAGCATTATGCAAACAAGACCGAAAGAACTATCATGGATAAAAGACTTGCCATCAAAGAAACATAACATAGTAATAACACCATTATATAAGTGTGAAGAAAAAGCTGAAAAAATTACAGGTATAAAAAGTTATAGAGAATCAACACAACGAATGATTGAAGCTAACGGAGGGCTATGATGGATAAAGAATATAAAGGAACAGGGTTTATATTAGTAGGACTTATCGTAGGTTGTTGCATTACGTGGAGTATTATGAAGTATAACCAAATACAAACACAACATAAGACAAATCTTAAATGTATACAAGGCGAACTATACGAAGAAGTAAGAACTAATATGTTTGTTAAGTCACACCTTGAATGTTTTGAACAAAAGACTCTAGTGCCATGATTCCATTTAGCTATGCAATTATAGATGACGAGGGAGAGGTTATACGTAAACATCGTTGGTCTGTCAAGGAGGCTAAATGGTTTACAGAAAACAACTCTGATGTTAAGGTAATTAAACTAGATAAACCAAAAGAAGTTAAAGAAGATTTATTTCAACTAGTAGGGGAGTGTTTGTTTTAATGGTATCAGATTATAAAAAGAAAACCGATGAAGAACTTATTGCAATCGTAAATCAATATATGGAAGACCACCCAAATGCAGGAAGAAACCATATCATATTACACGCACATGGAAATCACCAAAGAATTAGAGAACTAGATAAGCAAGGATTAATTAGTTTACCGAAGGCACAACCTAGAGGTGGAGTGTGGCGTAAGTATTTTTATATTCAATCAAAAGATAAAGAATTTATTAGATGAGTGATGATGCCGACGTAGCGAATGATTTAATGCAACACATGATTGACATGGGAGTAAAAAATGCGCACGATAAAATCAAAAAACCTTCTAATCAAACAGGGAAGTGTATATGGTGTGAGGCTTCAGTCAAAGACGACCGACGTTGGTGTTCCATTGAGTGCCGTAATGAATTTGAAAAATACGCAAAATAAAAGGAGAAGAATTGTGCAAAACGCAAAATTAAATAACTTTAGCCCAAGTGCAAGACAAGCAATCCGAGAATTTGAAGACTGGCAACGTAGAGTATTTGCTAAGAACGCAAAGAAAGGTTGGAGATTCTTTCAGCCTGACACTCTTGATAAGCCTACACCACGTAGTGCAAGAGAGGCGTGGGGTGCGCCATATAAACCTGATACATTTGAAAAGAATGAAGATAGAAATAGTAAAATAATGTTTGCTATAGTGGTAGCTGTTCTGTTACTATTATCAACCTTATAGAGAATATGGGCGAAAGCACTTTATTTATATGTTTAAATTCGTGATGGTATTTTTGCACTTATATAAACCGTGAGTAGCCCACCAAATACATGAACCTAATTACACTAGACTTTGAAACTTTTTATGAACAGGGTTTCAGTCTATCAAACCTAACCACAGAGGAATACATACGCCATGAGAAATTTCAAGTTATTGGAGTGGGTGTTAAGATTGACGACCGAGAAACTGAATGGATTACAGGCACACATAACCATATTAAAACTAAACTTATGGAGATTAATTGGGACGAAGCCATTTTACTTTGTCATAATACACAATTCGATGGTGCTATTCTCTCGTTTATTTTTAACATTGTCCCAGCTATTTATCTTGATACTCTTGGCATGGCTCGTGCTAAGCATGGTGTGGATGTGGGTGGCTCTCT